TTTGATAGGATGGAGGACCTTTCGGTAGAGTATTATCAGAAAGGTTTTCCAAGACCACAAGATCTAGAAACAAAAATCACAAAGTATTAAGGAGTTATTATGGCAGTACGTTCAAAGGTTGGATTAAGTGGTGATGGATTTGTGGAGGGAAAACCGAAAAAAACTCGTCAAGGGAACGGGAAGCACACAAAATATGCAGCGACTTCTCGTAATGGGAAGCGTAAGATGTATCGTGGACAAGGACGGGGTTGATATATAGACATAGTTTTTACTAACACCATATGGCATGTTTGATTGCAAATCTTCCATCACAGGAAGTATGGGTTCGTAAGGAATATCTAACGGATCATCAAAGTGGGCATGGTGAATTTGTAAAGGGCGTTTGGGTATCGGTTAAATCGATTCCTGGACGTGCTTTTTATTTTGAGACCTATCTACCAGAATATGCGGCAATGTATGATAAATTGCCCATCAGTGCCTTTGTAAAAGACCCTGATACCCCGACTCCAGACATGAACCTACCAAACCTTCAGTTTTGGAATTGTATGGACTACGGAGTTGTCTCAGTGGATAAAAAATTCATCGGTTCAATGGACTTTGAATGTTATACACGGGACTATGGTAATGTAAAAGGTACATATGTCTGTACTATTGACAACTATCATCATGATCCTGACTATGTTGACTATGCCACCAGTGAAAATCCTGCCGAACACAAGTCACATAACCTAATTGAACTTGAAAATGGACAGTATGCACTGTATCCTAACAATAGATTACGCATTTATGATAACAGTTTAACACCTGTTGAACCAAAAATGCCTGATTTTAAAGTTTCTACTCAATATTATCAGGTAGAGAATGGATTTGAACGACTTGGAATGGGTCGTGAGGATGAATATTTTTGGAAAACTGCACAAGAACGTAAATTATGTGACAATTGTGGGTCAAATCCATGTGATGTTCGATGTATCAATGCCGAAGATTGTTAAAAATAAATAAAAATAGGGATAGTAACCCCTCAAAAAGTTCTGATTTTACTAATCAGGAGAAAAATGGGCAATTCACCAGTTGACAGAAGTACAAGTTACATGAAAGAAGTGTGGGGAACAACAAGTTTGACCACAGATTACTGGTCATTACCTAAAAAAACGAATGATCCAGAAGAAAGAGTGATTCAGGAGATTATGCATGATGATTTAAAGAAAGAACAGAAGAATCTTCAGGAATAGAGTATAAATAAAATTAAGAAAACTCTTTTCCAATGGCAATTCAGAGAATATCACGATCATTTAAGGATATTAGTTTGTCTTTTGTTCCACATCCGGTAACAAAAGACTTACAAATACTAAAGAATGAAAGTGCTATTCGGAGATCTGTGAGAAACCTTGTCGAAACTATTACAACTGAAAGATTTTTCAACTCTTTATTAGGATCTGAAGTAAGATCAAGTTTATTTAATTTTGTAGATTTTGGTACAGCTTCTGTTATTCAAGATCAAATTGAAGTAGCAATTACTAATTTTGAAGATAGAGTTGATAACTTAAAGGTTGAAGTTATACCTCGTCCCGACGATAATTCTTTTCAAGTATCTGTAATATATGATATTGTTGGTCAAGATTTTCCGACGCAAGACTTTTCATTCCTCTTAGAGGCAACAAGATAAAATGCCTTTTACAAAATATACGAATCTAGATTTTGATCAGATAAAAACATCCATCAAAGACTATCTCCGTGCCAACTCTACATTCACGGATTTTGATTTTGAAGGGTCCAATTTTTCTATTTTAATTGATACATTAGCATATAATACTTATATTACAGCATTTAACTCCAATATGATTGTGAATGAATCCTTTTTGGATTCTGCAACTCTTCGTGAAAATGTTGTATCTCTTGCTGGAAATATAGGATATTTGCCACGTTCCAGAACTGCTTCAACAGCAAGAATATCTTTTAATGTAACAACAACTTCAGATAGCCCTACACTCACTCTTAAGGCAGGTCTTGTATGTTCAGGGTTATCAATAGATGAAAACAATACTTCCAGATTTAATTTTGCAATACCAGAAGATATAACGGTAAATGTAATTAATGGTCTTGCATCTTTTGAAAATATTTTAATCTATCAAGGAATATTTTTATTAAAGCAATTTGAATATGACGGATCATTAGATCAAAGATTCATATTGAACAATTCGTTTATTGACACTTCAACATTAAGAGTTTATGTAAAAAAATCTTCTAATTCTGGATTAGGAATTGAATATTATCCTTCAGAAGATATTTTTAATGTTAATAAAAATTCAAGAATATATTTTGTCAATGAAGTTCAAGATGAAAAATATGAATTAAAATTTGGAGATGGAATTATAGGAAAAAAACTTGGAGATAGTGTAGGATCTGATGGAACTTTAATTAATGCAACTTACATTACTACTGATGGAATAGAAGGTAATGGTGCTTCTAATTTTTCATTTATAGGATCTATAGAGGATTCCAATCAAAATGTTATTAGTCCTGGACCAATTATTGTTCAAACAGTTCAATCTTCATTTAATGGTAGTAATATAGAACCGATTGATTCTATAAAATATTATGCACCTAAATTATATTCTGCACAATCTAGAGCAGTAACATCTAGAGATTATGAAACAATAATTAAAAGAATATATCCTGATACAGAATCGGTTTCTGTTGTTGGTGGTCAAGAATTGGATCCACCAGAATTTGGCACGGTTCAGATTAGTATTAAACCAAAAAATGGAAGTTTTATATCAGACTTTAATAAAAGTGAAATTCTTTCAAAATTAAAGCAATTTTCAGTTTCTGGAATAAATCAAAAAATAGTTGATCTTAAGATTTTATATGTTGAACTTAATAGCTCCATATATTATAATTTTTCACAAACATCTAATCCAGAATCACTTAAAAGTTCCGTAATCAATTCTATTCAAAAATATTCAGAATCCGATGAATTAAATAGATTTGGAGGAAGATTTAAATACAGTAAAATACAACAAGTTATTGATAATACAGATACTGCTATTACATCAAATATTACAAAAGTTACTATTCGTAGAGATTTGCAGGTAGTAATAAACAAAACTTCTCAATATGAGTTATGTTTTGGAAACCGTTTTAATGTAAAACCTCAAGGATATAATATTAAATCCACGGGATTTAAAATCTTAGGGGAAGGTTCTACAGTTTATATTACAGATACTCCAAATATTCAATCCGGAAATACTTTTCTTGAAAGATCAGCATCTTTAAATACAAAAACTGGAATTATTTCATTAATAAAATTTGATATTAATGGAAATGTTGTTGTTGTTTCTAAAAATGCAGGAACAGTTGATTATGAAAAGGGAGAAATTATTATTGAGACTATAACTATTACAGAAACCACAGTTCCTAATAACGTTATAGAGATACAAGCATTTCCAGAATCTAATGATGTTGTTGGACTTAGGGACTTATACATATCACTAAACGTTTCTAGAAGTACAATAAATACTTTGAGGGACGTAATTGCTTCTGGAGATGAAATATCTGGAACTAGATTTGTCAATGATTTTTATACATCAAGTTATTCAAACGGCAATTTAATAAGAAAGTAATATGATACAAACTGGACTTCAATCTAAAATAAAAGTACAAGATCTTGTTGAAAGTCAACTACCAAATTTCATCTTCGATGATAGTCCAAATGCAGTTGAATTTTTAAAGCAATATTATATTTCTCAAGAATATCAAGGTGGTCCCATTGATATAAGTGATAATATAGATGAATATTTAAAATTATCTAACTTAAATGATTCGATTATTTTTGATGATGCAACATTAACTGGAGCAATCAATAGTGAAGATACAATAATTGAGGTTTCTAGTACAAAAGGATTTCCAAATAAATATGGTCTATTAAAAATTGATGATGAAATAATAACTTATACTGGAATTACAACGAATAGTTTTACTGGATGTATTCGTGGATTTAGTGGTGTAACAAGTTATCATCAAGATTTGAATCGTGAAGAACTTGTATTTTCTACATCAACTGCTTCAGAACATTCTGATACATCTCTTATTCAAAACTTAAGTACATTATTTTTAAAGGATTTTTATAAAAAATTAAAATTTACCTTTGCTCCGGGATTTGAAAATATTCCCTTAACAAAAGGTCTTGATGTCGGAAATTTTATAAGAAGAGTAAGAGATTTTTATAAATCCAAAGGAACCGAAGAATCTGTAAAAATTCTTTTTAAAGTCATTTTTGGTGAAGAAGCTTCAGTAGTAAACTTAGAAAATTATTTAATTAAACCATCTTCAGCAAATTACTTAAGAAGAGAAATTGCTGTTGTAGAATCTATATCTGGAAACCCTTTAAATATAAAAGGACAAACAATATTTAAATCCACAGATTTAAATATTAATGCATCTATTTCTGAAGTAGAACCTTTTTCGGTAAATGGTAAGACATATTATACATTACAACTTTATATTGGAAAAAATTTAGAATCTTCTGTTCAAGGAAATTTCACAATTACTCCAAATACAAAATTATTAGAAAATGTATCTGTAGGATCATCTATTTTAAATGTAGATTCTACTTTAGATTTTCCTGAATTTGGAACTCTGACTTCAGGAAATATTTCAATTAACTATACAGGAAAAACTATTAATCAGTTTTTTGGATGTACTGGTGTTGATAATATTGATGCAACTTCCAATATAATATCGAGTGATACATATTTTTCTTATGAAGATGGAGATACTTCTAAAAAAGTTGAATTAATACTTCATGGAAAAATTGATAATATAATGCAGGAAAGTGATGAATTTATTGTCGGGGAAGGAGATAAATTTACAATTAAAAATATTGGAGATAAAATTAATAATACTGGAAAAAATTGGAAAGAGATATTTGCAAATTCTTTTATATACAACACCACAACAAGATATGAAATTTTAAATAATAATAATATAACTCTATCATCTACTATTGACAGATCTAGTTTAAAAATTGGAGATGAAGTTGAAATTTTAGAAAGAGATAGTGAAATTTCGGCACATTCAATAAATCAATCATCTTATATTCAAACTATTGATGTTAATAATAATTCTTTAGGGATAAAAAATGCTCCATCTTTAGATCAAAATAAAAAATATGATATAAGGAGAAAGTTAAATAAAGCAAACTCTTCTGGTTATAATTTTGGAAGTAGTTCATTATTATCTGATGTTACCAACTTATATACAGATAATGATGAGTATGCATATGTTGCATCTAACTCATTTCCGTCTGAGATAAGATCAGATTTTAAGGATTTAAATAATAAAATTATTAAAAATTATCGTTTTGATGTATCCGAAACTATTAAATCTACTAGTATTAATAGTGAAATTAATCTTTCAGATTTTGATGCTGATAAACAACTATATTCCAGTATTACAGTAGAGTCATTACCTTTTATAACTGGTGATAGGATTCTTTATGATCCAGAATCTGAACCTTTAATTGGATTAAATGCTGGTTCTTATTATATTGAAAATTTAGGAAATCAAAAATTTAAATTATATAAATCATTATCTTTTATAGAATCTGGTCTATGTGAAACTTTCTTTATACCTCCTTCCGGAGTTGGAAATGACAGATTCATTTTATTTTCTCAAAGTGATGAAGTTTTTGGAATACAAAAACTTTTAAGAAAAATTCCTTTGGAAAAGAACATTAAAAATAGTTCTGGACAAAACACTTTACCTGGAAAAACTGGAATTTTAATAAACGGTGTTGAAATTAATAATTACAAGTCTGAAGATGTAATTTATTATGGACCAATTAAAGATGTAAATATTCTCTCATCTGGTGAAAATTATGATGTGATAAATCCACCATTAGTTGAAGTTTCTGTTGGATTAGGATCCACCGCAAAAATTAATCCTGTTGTAAGTGGTAGTTTCGAAAAAGTATACGTAGACTCTCAAAATTATAATATTGATAAAATAGTTTCTGTTGATATTATTGGTGGAAATGGTTCAGGAGCATCAATTGAACCCATATTAATTAAAAGATCCAGAGATGTTTCTTTTAATTCTAATGAACTTTCTCTTGGAGGTGGAGTTAATGTAGCAACAAATCAAATTTTGTTTTTTGAGGAACATAATTTTTCTAATGGGGAAGAAATTATTTACGACCCATTAAATAATTCTCCTATAAAAATATCTGTAGGATCCACCTTTATAGATCTTCCTAAAAATTCATCTTATTTTGCTCAAGTTGATAATAATAAATCTATAACGTTATATAACTCACTTGAAGATCAGATATCAAAAGTAAATCCTGTGGGAATTTTTTCTGGTTCTTTTGGAGATCACAAATTTAGTACGTTATCATTAAAAAACCAAGTTGCATTTGTAAAAGTAATTGAAGGTGGAAGTAATTATACCAATAGAAAGTTGATTGTAAAATCATCTGGAATATCTACTACTAAAAATACTATCAATTTTAAAAATCATGGATTTAATGATGGAGAGATAATAGAATATTCTTATGATGATACTCAAATAAGTGGGATTACAACCAATAATCAATATAAAGTACTGAAAATTGATGATAATTCTTTTAGATTATCAAATGCTGGAATTGGAGGAACTATTACCTCAAATTATGAAAGAAAAAAATATGAATTATTAGAAAGTTCTGGTGCTGGTTATCAGTATTTTAAATATCCAGATATTTCAGTTTCAATTAAATATACACCTGTAGGAGTTGGAAGTACCACTCAAGAATATAAGGAATTAATTACAACACCAGTAGTTAGAGGCAGTATTATAGATGCTTATGTTTATGAGTCTGGAACAGGTTACGGTTCAACCATATTAAACTTTAAAAAGAAACCAATTATTTCCATAAAAAATGGTAATAATGCAGAAATAGTACCAAAAATTGTAAATGGAAAAATTGCAAATGCTTTTATTAACTTTTCGGATAATGATTATTTTTCAGTCCCAGAATTAATTGTTTCTGGTGATGGGTCTGGAGCAGAGTTGAGAGCAATAATAGATGAAGGAAAAATAACAGACGTAAAAATTCTCAGCACGGGAATCGGATATTCTTCAACTAATACAATAATTAAAGTTATTTCTGCAGGAAATGGTTCAATAATTGATCCAAATATAAGAAAATTAACTGTTAATGATAATCAAGTTAGATTTAATACAGGAGAAGTTTTATTAAAAGGTAAAGATAAATTACAATATTCAGTATCAAAATATTTTAACCAATTAAGATCCAGATTTTTAGAAGATGGATCTTTATCGGGAATTATTGGATGGTCTTATGATGGTAATCCTATCTATGGACCTTTTGGATATTCAGATCCAAAAGATAATTTTTCACCAGTAAAAAGTTTAGAACCTGGATATAGAATTAATGTATCAAATGTTGAAGATAGACCTTCAGGGTTTTTTAATGGATTTTTTGTAGAAGATTATGAATTTAATAATAATGGAGATTTGGATGAATATAACGGTAGATATGAAGTAAATGATGAATTCCCAAATGGTGTGTATGCATACCATGCAACAAATAATAAATTTCCTTACTTTATTGGTAATAAGTATAAATCAGAATTAATTTCAGATTCGAATTTGGATCAATCTTTCGACTTTAAAAATTCTAACTTATTAAGAAATACTTTTCCATATAGAGTATCTGAAAAAAATTCTAATTATGATTTTGTTATTCAATCAAATGATGATATAATAAACCAAACTATAGAAGTATTATCTACAACATCAGGTTCAATTGATTCTTTAGTAGTTAAAAATTCTGGTAGCAATTATAAAGTTGGAGATGTAATTAATTTTGATGAAACAAATACTTCTGGAAGTGGATTAAATGTAAATGTTTCCTCAATTAAAGGAAAAGATATAACTGAATTAAATACATCTTCATCTTCATATCCAAATTCCATTTTTACGTGGGAGTCTTCGGAAAAAGTTAGAGTATCGATATTACCTACTCAAAATCTTTCAAATAATGATTATGTATTAGTATCCGGATTTTCAACAAATCTTTCAGAACTAAACGGATTTCATCAAATAGAAGTTCCTGAATATTCTCAGGGTAGATGTCTTTCTACTATAAATTCATCTGGAATTACCACAGAAATATATGTTTCTCCGATATCAATAGCTAATGTATTATCTCTCGGTAGTAGTATTGGAATTGGAACAGAAACTTTAAAAGTTATTGGAATATTTGAGAATCAAAATATCATTAGAGTTAGAAGAGGATCTCCTGGAACTATACACAATGTTGGAAGTGCAGTGTCGTTTTTCCCAGATTCATTTTTAATTTCCAAATCTGTAGATAATTTTGAATCTTCTCTGAATGATAGAGTTTTCTTTAATCCCAAAGAATCTGTAGGAATTTCTACAATAAATGGTGTTGGATATAGCACATCATTTGTATTTGGTAATATAAGTATAACGAGAGAAATTCCATCGAAAGGTATTTTTATTGAAGATCATCCATTCAAAACAAATCAATCTATAATTTATACTCCCAATGGAACAAATGTATCTGTTTCTACAGATGGATCCTCTACATTTAATCTACCATCAAATCTTTTTGTTGTAAGTAAAAATAGTAATGTAATTGGATTAAAAACATCTATTTCTAGTCCTGAATTATTTTTTCATACTAATGGAGATGATGACGATGAATATAAATTTGAATCTAATTTCATCCAAATACTTGGGGATGTAGATAAGAATGTAGCGACTGTTTCTGTATCAACTTCTCATGAACTCCAAAACGGAGACACGATAACATTAGATGTTCAACCAAATCTTTCAGTGGGTATTGGAACTTCAACAGCAGTTCGTGTTCTTTATAAATCAGAAATTGATAATATTGTAGTTAATCCAATTGGATTTAACTCTACAGGAATCAATACAGTAACTGATGAAATTACAATTACAAATCATGAGTTAGTAACTGGTGATAAGGTTCTTTATGAAGATGATAATTTCGAATACTTAATTGAAACTAGTGATCAATTAGACACTACT